ATATGAAAATAAAAAATTATACCCTGATTTAGAGATTGAAACGTTTGGAAAATATAAATTCGTACAAAATGTACCGAGTCTTATACCAAGTATATTAACAGAACTGAAACAGTTTAGAAAACAAGCTAAAAAAGATATGGCTAATTCGACGGGGTCTTTGAAAGAGATGTATAACGGTAAACAATTGGCTTATAAGATTTCAATGAATTCTGTATACGGTTTTACCGGTGCTTCTAAAGGTATATTACCATGTGTACCTATAGCATCTTCAACAACAATGAAAGGACGTATGATGATTGAAGATACAAAGAATTACGTTGAAAAACATTACCCGGGTGCAAAGGTAAGGTACGGTGATACTGATTCTGTTATGGTTGAATTTGACGTCGGTGAACGTAAAGGTGAGGAGGCTATTAAATATAGTTGGGAACTTGGAGAACGCGCGGCAGAGGAGTGTACAAAACTTTTTAAGAAACCAAATAATCTCGAACTTGAAAAGGTGTATTATCCGTATTTTTTATATTCAAAGAAAAGGTATGCTGCAAAACTGTGGACACAAGGTAAAGATGGTAAAATGAATATGGATTATATAGATGTGAAAGGTCTTCAACTTGTTCGTCGTGATAATACTCCTTATATGCGTGAAGTTTCCAAAGAGTTACTCGATGTTATATTAGAAAGTAACGATACGACTACACCTAAAGCTTTAGCTTTGCAACGGGCTGTAGAGTTATTAGAAGGTGACGTACCTAATGAAAAGCTTATACTTTCGCAACAATTGGGTGATTCGTATAAGTCGGATAATTTACCACACGTACAGGTTCGTAATAAGATGCGTGATAGACAACCTGGTTCTGAGCCACAGTCTGGTGATAGAGTTCCTTATGTTTTATGTAAAACTTGGGACCCTAGAGCAAAAGCGTATGAGAAAGCCGAAGATCCGAAATATGCAGCTGATAATAAAATGGATATAGATTACCCTTATTATTTTCTTAATAAATTTATTAACCCTATATGTGACCTTATAGAGCCATTGTTTGATAATCCAAAGGAAGAAATATTTGGTGAACTCATAACACGCTCTAAACCTGAAAAACGGAATAAATTATGTGATTACGATCCTAAACAGAAACGTATATCAGACATTTTTAAACTTAAAAAATAAGCTATATTGTATTATAAGAATATGGATATTACAACTTTTTCACAAACGATCGAGGTTTTTGAAAAAAACATGAAAAACCTAATAAAATACGAGCTTATTCATATGTATCGTAAAATATCTGAAAAATACAAAATACCATTTGAAGAACTTATTAAAAAATGTGAATATGTATATAAAAATGAAGATGTACCATTCCCAAAAATGTTAGATATAAGAGAAACTGCACGAATTGAGTTCAGGTTAAGTAATTCTATCCATAATACAGCTATAGAAAGACTTGATATCATAAAATGTAAAACGATTGAACGTTTATCACAAGAAAGAAAAGGTCTTATTAATATATCATCTTGTTTAGAGTACATAGTTGATACGCATACCCGAGATTCTGGGTGTAACAAATTGTGTTGTGGTATATCAAATAATGGTAAAATATGTATGAAATCTGCTAAATGGACAGTGGGTTTGTATAAATTTTGTAAAAGTCATGCAAAAAGTTTAAAGATTGATGACGTCCCTGTTATATCCAATTGGACTAAAGTTCAATACATAGGTAATGATAGTAGCTCATCTAATAATACATCGGATGATGAATGTTTACCACTACCTATTACAAAAACCGTTTTTAAATAAACTTAAAGTTAAATTAATAAAAATATATAAGATGAATAAATCAGATATATTATTAACGTCTATAGATAGTTTTTATAAAGAATCTAAAAATAAAGATATATTAAAACAGATACTAAACAAATCGGGTGGTATTTCTTTGAGAAACCTTGAATGGTTCATAACAAATTATTCTAAAAAAAATAATTTAATGTACAAAACTAACGATGGAAAAATTTTTAGTGTTCATTGTGCTTATAAATCGAGTTTAGATGGTTATAGTAAAAAGTTATTTGATCCTTTTTGTAGAACAGATAAGATTAGTTACATGATACCGGGTACATCTGATGAAATTCATACAACTGTTGCACAGTTAAATTTCATAAGATGGTGTATAAAAAATAATATAATCGAGTACATAAAAAATAATAAAAATAAGTTATTTAATAAACACGACTAATATAGCCGTTTTCAAACGTATATGTTTGGTAACCTACATAATAAATGTGTAAATTGTAGTCGTCGGTTAAACCATTTACCATTTTAATATCTAAAACAGTTCTATTAGATTGTAACTGACTAAAATCTAAGCTTCCCGATGGTTCCACATTTATCGGATTCATCGAGAATGCAAACGTGTATATATTTCGTAAAGGTCTTGCTAATCGAGACAATAACGGTACTGTATATTTATAGTATTTATGATCAGTATCTTTAAAACCTGGTATATCTTCCCCATTTACAAAAATTTTAGCACTTGACATCGGAGGATTATAAAATTCATTAATAATTGAATATGTATCTTGTGTAGATAAATTATATCTATTATGGAAGTAGTATTTATTATTATCAGTTGAATTATCAAAACCTGGCCCCCTTGATATAGATTCGTTTTCGAATAAAGTTTTTCTAAAAAACCAGTTAACTGATTTAACCGGTATTTTAGGTACAAGTTCTATTTTTGTATTAGAAACACCTGAATTTACAAGTAGAGAAGGATGTTTTTGTACTATATCTGTAATGAGAGTTTGTTTTTCATTTTTTAAATACATACGTTCTGTATTTTCAATTGTAATTTCCTCGGTAATAATGTTAAAACTGCTCAGTGATAAAGTAGAAGTATCGTCAGTAAAGAAATTTTGTGGGAAAAATTCAATATCAAATTGTATTTTTTGTTTATGTATAGCACACGTCGGAAAATAGGGTCTATTTGGTTTATTAGTTTCATATTCATCATTCTCGTATTTTCTTGAAAAAAATAAAGGTATTGGAATAAAAACTTTTGACTTCTGTGTCGCCAAACTCTTATTCAATACAGCCGTACTCTGTGCTAAATTCCTGTTGATAGTGTATCTTAAAGTTCTTTTTTCCGATTCGTCTAAATAAAGTTCATCATGAATTATACCCCAATCTGCGTGAAACTTTTCAATAACGAGTTCGTCTACGCGCATAGTCACCGACTTTATAACGTGACGACCAATTTGGTCAGAAAAGTTAAAATTAGAATTAGAAACCGCTGGTAAATCAAACGAAATGTACATATTTGATAATAGATCACCCATATTTCTTGGGTTAAGTGTTACGCTAACATTTTGATTAAACGGCCAATTTGCTGAAGCATCGGATGGTTTATTAACAATAGTACTTTTATGAAATTTTGTAAAATTAGAATGTCTTTTACTTTTATTTTTAAAAAAAGATTTAGTCTGATCATTTTCTATCAAATACGTATCCTGTTTACCTATCGCATTCAGTGATATTATAGACCCTGTATTTGGACCACTGGTATCGCACATACTACTTATTATATATAATTTTTTAAATGGAGTTATACACGATCATTTGTCTATTTTTAAAATTTTTGGACACATATCTGTGCAAACTTTGATACCAAAATAACATATCTTTTGTTGTTAACGACAAAGAATTAGCTGTTATATTTTTAGTTTTACCTATCTCTCTTAAAAGTAATTGTCTTTTACTTGGTTTTTTAAGGGTTGTAAAACAGGAAAAACATACACGTTTCAATACATTTCCATAAAACTTATAATACGTTTCATTGTTGTATAACCAGATTGGGTTAATACGTCTATATTTCCTAATAAGTTCTCGAACCTCATAATTATTCGATTTAATATAAGGCTTCAAAGGTGCGTTACAATTGAAACAAAATCCTTTACAATTAATGTACATAAAAGATACATTTATTATTCTTTTATGTATTATAATGAAATTATACAACCCGATGGAACTCATTGTGTAGGTATAAATTATGAAGAAGAAAGACCTTCTATATTAGAAGTGTTACCTAATCCTGAAATTCAACAACAAGTACGACAACCTGATTATCAAATATTTGAACCGAATATTGTATATTGGTTAAATTTGTTTATTATTATAATTAGTGCATATTATTCACTTCTATATGATAACATGATATCTATATCTAATTGTATTGCATGTGTATTACCATTACATAGTGTTCAAAATAACAATCTGTACGGTATTATCGTGTACACTGTGTATATTATGTTTGCTATGCTGTTAACAACATTTTTGGGTATATATGAATATTTATGGTATTATGTTATTTGTAATTCTATAATTATATGTATTTTTATAACCTCAGTTGCGAAATATATAATATATATTAGGAATCAAACCCAAACCCAAAATGAACATGTTGTATGAACAAAAAGATTTAGATATTGCTCTAGGTTTATATAAAAACCAAGAAGAAAAGTGTGAACGTTTTGCGAGAAGTATTCATAAACTTAGAGAGTCTCGTAAAAAGTACGATGATAAAAGAGAAAAGAGTAAAATAAAGTTTATAGAAGTAGTCCCGGAAAATATAATTCACAATAGAACAAAAACTGTCATATGCTGTGCGACAACAATGTCTGGAAAAAAATGTACATTTAAAGCATCTTGTGGAAAATATTGTAAAAAACATTCTTCTAAAAATTAAATATATTGTAATAGTAAATGTTAGACCAGGAAACACTCAGACCTGTTATAATAGGGATGGCTCTTTACCTCGCTATTTCTCAAATAGTTCCAGAAATTTTAAAAAAACCAACTAATATTAAATTTATAGACGATATTGTCGCCATGCTTATAGCCCAAAAGGGATCACTCACTTCCGGAGCTATTTTGACCGGTATGATTATTCTTATTACCAATTACATTAACGACGAATTCTTGTAATACATTTTCTTTACAAGTCAACATACGAGTTTTCGGATGGTCCATATACCTTAATTTCTTGTTATATGCATCTTCCATAAATTTTATTAGCTGGTCTACATTGGGTTTGCCCCATTCCATACCAGCTTTGTATAAAAAATCATCTGTAGGTAATTTCTGGAGTTCACAGTTTATCGTATAAGGCGTTTCTATATATTCTGATGCACCTCCATAATCTGTTATAATAACTGGTTTATTTCTTACAGCTGCTTCTACTGCACCCATACCTACACCTTCTGACGATGAAAAACTTATATAACAATCGGATTTATTGTGTATATCTTCCATATATTCATCTGATAAAAGATCATTAATAATAGTAACATTTGGTATATTGACTTTAAACGGGTATTTACACGTTGCTTTAACAATTAATCGAGTATCAGGTTTATTTAATCGTATAAAACATTCTAATATTTTATTAAAATTCTTACGCGGATCGTATACATTACCTATATGATAAAATGTATAAGGTCTCTTATCAGGTATATGTGCATGCAATACGTAAAAATGTTTAGATGGGAACTGTCGTTTAAATATTTTTTTGCAATATTCACTTGGTACGGCAATTTTATCAAATAAATCAAAAAGCTTACCATAATCTTCATGAACCGTCTCGGTCTCACAGACGGTCATACACGTAACATTTTTTATTTTTCTTTTAATTTCAGGTATTTTATCCAACCAATATTTTATAGGAAGTGCGAATATAAAAGCACTATCAGATTCGGGTATATCTTCTTGTATCTGAATATATTTAGTATATCCAACTTCAGGAAAGATATCCATATATTTTTTACAATGTTGTCCAATTCCACTCAGGAGAGTTGGACCGATGAATAACATTTACTATAAAGATAATATTTCTTTTATATATATTACGCAATGGATTTCATTAGAAGCCAAATCGACTCTGAATTTCAAAGACCAAAGGTTAGACCAGAAGCTATTTATGGTATACTTAGACAACTCGTTGATCTCATCGAACCACCAGCGCCAGCGCCAGTCGCTAAACCAGCGCCAGC